ATGAGAAAGAACTTCACCTTGTACCCACTCAAAGAAGCGGTGAGCGTCCGCACCTACGTTCACGAAAGCGGTGATGCCGCCAAGTTCCACGAAAAGGGCGTCAAGCTCATCCAAAGTTTTCTGGCAGCGATCTCGAAACCGGGCCAGCAGATGATGAGTGCCTTCCACAGTTTCAAGAAGGCAATGAGCGAACCGCAGCACCTCGGCCAACAGAGGAGCGGCGGCGGTGACGTTACGTCCACACTGAGAAACGTGCTTCGCGAAATCTACGGCCCGAAGCGGTTCGACAAGATTGACGAAACGCTCACCCGCGTTGAAAAGAGCCTTTCCGAACTCGAACACGAACTTGGCGAGATTAGCGAAGAAGACGTGTCTCAGTCGCTCGCCGACATGGGCAAGTCCCGTCGTCAACTGAGCCGCGAAACGCCGCCCGGCGTTGCGACACCACCAGCGGAAAAGATGGACGAGCCGCACACTCCACTCCAAGACGCGGAACACGATGAGTGGAAGAATAAACTGCCCGTCGAGGGTACGCCCGACTGGACCCGGTGGGTCGCGAGCCGCGCCGAACACATTCGCAAGCAGAAGGAAGCCGCACACGGCAGGGGTGACACGTCGAAAGGCGACGATCTTCACGGTAACGACTGGTGGGATAAGAAGGCCCACTGGAAGCAGGCCGAGGACGAGATCAAGCGTTACATCAATTCGGGTAAAGACAACAAGAACTTCGTCTGGTCCAAGCACTTCCATGACTGGAGAGCTTGTATCGGTGACGCCTTGAACGAGTACCACAACATTCAGAAGCGTCAAGACGACGAGTTCTTCAAGAGCATCATTCCGCCGAAACCGAAGGCCGGATACATGTGATCGCCTTTGAGATGGCTTCACATGCGGTGTTGGCGTCCGATAACGAAAAAGTCAGGTGCGGTCTGAGTCGGATCGACTTCGGGCCGCACTTCAAAGCGAGCAGGTAGTTCTTTTCCATTGCTTCGAGCATCGCGTCCCTTTGGGCCGCGTCTTCCATATCGAAAGCGACCATCAGTCCCAGTCCACGGACGTTTTTGATCAGCGGCATTTCTTTCAGTCGAGAACGCAGGTGTTCTCCAACCTTGTTGACCGATTCGAGCATGTTTTCTTGTTCTATGGCGTATTTGATCGCCGAGAACCTCACCATGTCTACGATGTTGCCGCCCCAAGTGCTGTTGATCCGGCTACTCGCCTTGAAGACGTGGTTCACGTCTTCGATGCGTCCCGTGGCCGCAATCCCACAGACTTGTGTCTTCTTGCCGAACGAAATGATGTCGGGAACTACGCCGTAGTGCTGGTACGCCCACATCTTTCCGGTGATGCCGACGCCTGTTTGCACCTCGTCAAAAATCAGCAACACTTCCAGTTCGTCGCACATCTCTCGCAGCATCTTGAAGAATCGCGGGGTGAAGTAGTTGTCGCCGCCTTCACCCTGGATCGGTTCCATGATGAACGCGGCGACCGTTCGAGAAGTCATCGCGTGCCAGATCTCCCTCAGCACCCGTTCCTCGACAGCCAACTGTTCGTCCGGGTCCGGGTACAGGTTGACGGCCGGCGGATCGACGCGGGTCCACTTGAACGTCGGGAACCACATCGTTTTGTCGGGAGTCGTGTTCGTCAAAGACAGGGTGTAGCCGCTCCGACCGTGGAATGCGTGCTTCAGGTGAACCACGTCGAAGTCTGGAGTAATTGTCGGCGGGCAACCGATCTTCTGGGCCTTCCAGTCGAACGCGACCTTCAGTGCGTTTTCGACCGCGAGGCTGCCGCCCTCTACGAAGAAGAAGTATTTGAAGTCCGGCAGTACGTCGGCGATGTCGCGAACGAACCGGGCCTTCTCTTTCGTGTAGAAGTCTGGATTCGCTATTTTGTGTTTGATGAGTTTGGGTGCGTCCTTGTCAAGCACCCCCAGTGCCGGGTGGTTCCAGCCGAGAGGTTGACTGGCGTATTGCGAAACGCAGTCGATGTACCAGACATTGTTCTTTTCATCAATGAGCCTGCTCATGTGGCTGTCGAGCGATACGACGAACGGGTATCCGTCGCCGATGGTGTGACGCCGGATGATTTCAACTGCATCTTCGGTCGCGATTTGGTCGAGCATTAGATCCACCCGGTCTGAATGGCGTTTTTGATTTCGGCGATACTCACGAATCTGCCGAGGACTTCTCCGACAGATTTGGTGAAGTGTTGTGCAATGCTCTTTTGTATTTCGAGTTTGTACTTCAATCCCATTCTATGGGCGTCAACGAACGAAGCGATGTCGATTGACCAGTCCAGTTTTTCGCCGTCGATGTAGACTTCTTTTTGAAGCCCGCCCCCGACGAGATTTAACCGCACCTCGAACCGCTTCTTCGGTTTGCCGTCCACCCCCATCGGTGCGGGCGGAAGGTCGAATGGTACACCCTGTGCATCAACAAGTTGGCTCATACTCTACCTTAGTTTCACTAGATAGGTTTGTGAAACACTCCATGAATTTCAGCCGGTGGCTCGCCGAAAGCACCCAAGCCGAACTCCACGACAGTAGCGTCAGGGCGTTCCCGAAAACCCGCTACCGCCAGCACGTCGTTGATCAAATCGAGATCGACCAACTGGAGTGGACACCATATCTAGGAGTAAAGACCCTCTTCATTTCCGCACAGGCACACAATACGGTCAAGGGAACGGACTACCGCCCCATGATCTTGTTCAAGGGCGTCAACTACGGTCGCCCCGGAACCGGGCTGTTCGAGATCGTCGCAGACGACAAGCGGTACGCATTCGAGCGGTTCGAGTCGGGCGGAACGGATTTGATGCTGAGGTGCAATTGCCCGGACTTCCAGTGGCGGTTCAACTACTACGACTGGGTTGACGGTTCACTTTTTGGAAACAAGAGAAAGAAATACGACGGGAGCGGCGCGGCTGTGAATCCGGCAGAGATGTCGGGCATGTGCAAACACCTGATGGCCCTTTTCAAAACCCTCGGCGAGTCCGGGGCGATTTTCTGATCAACTCAGGTACATAGGGTGTCCAAAAAAACAAACCACGGGCGTGAACCCGTGGTTTGCCGAAGGATGAGACGTTTCCACGCTTTGCGTCGATGTAAAGCGTACCCTTCTGACCGACGAGGCACGCCCTCGTCGGTTGTTTCATTTAGTTCGGCACGTCGCTCTCGGACAGACCGTTCTTGAACAGCGACCAGTAGATCGTCTGGCCGGAAGCACCGTTGATGGTGAAGCCATCAACGGTGAAATCCGTAACGAAGACAGCCGTCGAGTTGGAAGCGGTCAGTTGAACGCTGTAGTCGCCGACCACGCCCGACAGTGTCGGGAAGTCAACGTCTTTGGTCGAAGCCGACATCGTCACCACACCGGCATTGACGACGCGCGGGCCGATCAAGTGGTCAACACCCAAAGTTGACCGCGAACTGCCCTTATTCATTCCGTCTGCACTGCCGTTACCACGGCCGGTTACAGATGTTGCACCCATTTGATCCTCCTTGTAAGAGACGCGAATTTCTCGCTTGTATAGTAGATAATCACCAACTCCGTTCTTTGAGTGACTGCTTGCGGGAATTACGCCGAAGTTGACTACATAGGGGCATGCGTTCATTTCAGCTATACGAATACCAGCGACAGGTCGTGATGGGAACCATCTTGGGAACTTCGTGTGTGCGAAAGCACCCGAAGGGCAAGAACTATTCGTTGTACATGAGGTCCACGGACGACTTCAACTGGTTCAAAGTCAAGTGTAAGCACCTCGAACAATACGCGCGTGATCCTTGCGGTTTTGAGAACAAGACTTGGGAGTCTTGTTCTCACGAGATCTGGAACGAGTTCCGCGATCTCTGTTACGCCGATGGCCGCAAGGCGGTCACCATGAAGTGGCTCGACGTGTTGAAGTGCGACGGGATCGCCACTTGGTTTTTGGACAAGGGCGGGATCTGCGGCAACCGCGTTTACATTCGACTCGCCAATCTGGTCGATCATCAAGTCGCGATCCGGTATTTCAACGAGGTGGGGTATCCGTGTTACGAGAAGAAGAAGATCGCGGTGTTCGAGGGCGAGTCGGCCAAGAAATTGTTGAAGATGGTTACCCCGTGTTTCCCCAAGTACCTGCTGGACAAGGCGAATCCCTATCGCATCAGGAAGTACATCTGAGCGTATAATGAAGGCAGAAAAAGGGATATGTTTTCTTTGAAGTGTCGTTGACGGGGGCGGGTTCCTCCAATATCATCCGACATGACGGGCCGACTGGCCGATTTAGACTACATACAGTACGATCCTGCGTCTCTTGCGGGATCTCAACAACAGAGGCAGCAATGAACACCGACAACGTGTGGTTGCAGCAGAAGTCGCGCCGAGAACACTCGGACGTTCTGCATCGCGCCGCGAAGAAAATCGCAAAGAGCTTTTTCCCCAAGCCCGCTCGAAAAGACATCTACTACACATGCCTGTCCCTCGCCCCGAACATCATGGCGAAGTATGACAAGGATGCTCACGGCCCGGTCTGGCCGTGGGTCTTCCTCAACATGCTCTCGGTGGTGGACGCTAAAATGTGTGCGGCGATGATCATCGTCGTATGCGAAAGCGAGATCCCGTGGCAACAGCGTCTGGCAAAACAGTGTCTTCTGGGGCGTTCAAAGGAATTCTTGCAGGCGTCACAGCCGACGACCTCCGAGACTGCGGCTACTTCTATGCACCGCAAGTACCGTTGACTCAAACCCCTGTGGTACTCGACCCCGGCCCGTCACAGCCGGTCGAACCCGCAGTGGTTATTGAACCGCCACCCCGGTTCCGCGATCTCGATGACGATTGGAACTGGTGAAAACAGCACGCAGCAATGCGTGCTGTTTTCATAGATACTGTCATGGGAGAGTTCAAAGAGTGGCTGAAGAACGAAGAGTCGTGCGGCACGATGGGATGTCCAGGCCACCCGTTCAAATCCGATGACACGCCGGCCGGTCGCGCGGCCAAGATCTACCCGAAGTACAAGCTCAACAACAAGGGCTGTTCGGGAACGACTGGTCCGTGTGCAACAGACCCGCCCGGTGGCGGCACCGCCGGGGCCAGCGCTCCCGTGACGGCCGCATCTCCCGCCGCGAAAATGAAGAAAAAGTAATGGACGTACCGGCGTTGACGGCCGATGTTGAAGGTGGTAAACTACCTTCAAACGGAGGCTTCACATGGACCTGTCAAGCTGGCTTCTCGATCAACGCCACGCCGTCCGCAACGACGTTTCTCGCGCCGAATTGACCGACTATTGGGAGGACTGTCGTGAACGGGGTGTCTACCCCTACAAGGCTTTCGACCTCCGTCCGTGGGCGGAAGAAATTGCCCCTCTCGTTCCCGCCAAAGGCTACAAGATCCAACTCTCCCGGTTCGAGATCGCCTCGTGCATGGTCATCGGCCCCAAACGGACTCAGGCGGCTCGGTCGGCCGGCGTCAAGAACATGATCCAAGACGGCGCACCGGGTTCTGAACGTGAGCGGTTCATCGAACAGAACGGCATTGCGGGGGAACTCGCTTTCGGCAAACTGTTCAACCTCTTCCCGACCAGTCAAATCTCCGTCGCGGCCCGCAAAGTCAAAGACGATGACGGCGACTTCATCTTGGACGGCTTGACCGTTGACGTGAAAACCACCGAGTATGCGACCGGGAAGCTTACGCTCGCTTCGTGGAAGAACAACGAGACGTTCTTCGACCGCGTTCAGGCGATGTCCCTGATGACCGGCGACATTCGCGACGTGGACAATCGGCGGGACGCGAACTTGCCTCGCGCCCAATACGTCTGGCACGGGTTCATGAGTTCGAGGGATCTGTGTACAGGTCAGCGGTTCAAGTGCTTGCCCGGACGCGACAAACGCGAATACATCGCGTTGCAAGACGAACTGACGGCCACTCTGGGCGACTGGCCTCACCACGCATCGTCGCTCTGAGAGTACGGGTCGCGGCCGAGGTTACAACAGGCCAGCCACTCCCCGGTTCGATCCGAGAACCACGGGTCGTTGTCGTAAGGCTTCTCTTCCTCGCGGTCGTAGAACTCAATCTTCGCTCGAACGGCCGCGAAGTCCATCTTGTTGAAGAATTCCAACGTCTCTTGCCAGCCCTTGACCTCTTCTTCGGTCGGCTCGTCCGTCAGACGGAAGCCGCGACAAGAGCCGGTCGGGTGTTCGGCAGCCCATTGGTACTCGCGGAGTTCTTCCGGGGTGAAGTCGGGCGTTTGTATCTTGCCGCGTGCGAAGTGGCCGGCGGCGTCCATGTTCTCGGACATCCAGGTGTAGTATTCGAGTTCTTCCGGCTCGAAATCGACGGTCTTGGTGATACGGAGCAGCTTGGACATGATCAGGAAGTCCTGATCCGCTTCAGTGCTGATTGCTACGGCGTGATCTCCGTAGCCCATTGTGTTCAATTCGGCCTGTAGATTCTTGTTCATTGCACTCCGAGAGGTTGGGGCGACATCCTTAAAAGCTGTCAAACCACAAGTTTCTGGAATTGCGCTAAGAATTATTGCATTCTTTGATTCTGATCAATTCGATCAGTTCCGCGATGGCCGTTTCGTAGTACGTTTTAGCGTATTCGATGGCGTCGGCCTCCGAACATAGTTCGTCCTCGTTGAAGATCGCGTTGAAGGTGTCCCGGTACAGGAACTTGAAGTGCATGTAGTTCCCGTTCCGCATGAACGGTTCGACTTCCTTCACCGTGTGAGGCTCCAGAACGCCTTTTTTCGCTTTGGGGACGAAGTAGACGACCGACCCGACCGAGAAGTTGTAGTAGAAGTAGCGGGTCGCCGAGGTCGCGGCACAGCCGCGAATGTTGATGTCGCTCACGACACCGCCTTGACCCGCACGGCCAACAGTCCGGGGGTCGGGTCGGGTTTGGGAACCATCTGTTCGAGTCGCGCCAACGCATTGAGGTAACGTTCGAGCTTCGCCTTCAGTGCGTCAACGGAGGTTCGGTCTTCGTGCATGCTTTATTTATGTCGGGACGACGCACATACCATCTAAATAGTTCGGTGAGAAACTGCTCGGCCTTTTCGCCGATGCCCGACGAGGTGTTCTCGCTGTTGCCGGCCACGTTCAGGGTCTTGCCCTCGGTCCAAGACAGCCACGCCAACCCCTCTTCGAGTTTCTCGATCAAGTTGTCGTCAACGTGGACCTTGAAGAAGGGTTTTTGAAACTTGGAGATCGCCCTGAACGTACATATTTCTCCGGGGGACTTGAAATCCGCCGCGAAGATCAGGGTGGCGTCCCCGTCGATGACGTTTGCCTCGGTTCTGGCCCTGTACCCGGCGTAGCACTCCTTCATCCCGTACAGTTCCTCGAACTCCGGGCGGGGTCCGTCCAAAGTCATCCATCTGTTGGGCATCCAGCCGCCGGTCGGAATTTCGAGGAACTTGGCGGCTCGGAGCGCGGCCTGATCGACGCCGTTCTGCCCGCCGCTGATGACCTTTTCGAGTTTCATGGAAAATTCCCCCTTCACCGTATGATACCAGAAATTCTTCTTCTTGCTAGGCGTATACTCATTAAGGGACACGTCAGAAAGCGACCAAAATGAACAAAAAACAACGCCTCCACGCCATAGGCGACCGACAGGCGGATCTGTTAATGGGAACGCTACTTGGCGATGCGTTCTTCCCCAAAATGGCAGTTCGACAAAAAAATAGATCCATCAGGTGGGAGCATGGTGCTGAACAAAAAGACTACGCGGTTTGGAAGGCAGAACAGGTCGGACTTGATTGGACGCCATTTGAGAGGTCGCGATTTGACAAGAGAACAGGCAAGACATACTCCTCTTTCACCGCCTGTCTGAAGGCGCATCCTGGCTTCAATGCTTTGTATGAACAATTTTGCAAAGAAGACAAGAAAATAGTGACGATGGAGCTACTGACAGCACTGACGCCTGAAGCTATCGCCATCTGGTACTGTGACGACGGCAACCTGTATTGGACTTCTGACACAAAGCATCTGACCATATCTACTCAGTGTTTCTCGGACGCAGAACGTCAGACCATGATCAGGTTTTTTAAGGATAAGTTCGATCTCGACTTCAGGATAAATCAGAAGGCGATCCGACTGGTGTCGATGACAGAGATAGAGAAGTTCCTTCCTTTAGTTGAACCGTTTGTGCCTAAGTGTATGAGGTATAAGATAGAAAGGTGCGCATGAAGACAAAAAAATTGTTCGGGATCGGCGACATCCACGGCATGCTCGGCGAAATGATGCTCAACCTCGAAGACAAGGGTGTCGTTGACTCCAACGGCGACTGGGCTTCCGAGGACGGCACACTCGTTCTCACCGGCGATCTCACCGACCGTGGGCCGCACGGCTACGAAACCATCGAGAAAGCCTACAACCTCCACAAGCAGGCCGAAGCCGCCGGTGGCGACCTCGTTGTCACGATGGGCAACCACGACATCGGCTTCCTCAACTGCGCCATATTCTTGGTCCGGCGACCGAAGCTCAGGGAGTTGATCTCCAAGATCAACAACGGCTCACGCGAGGACACGTTCAAGGAGTCCAACGACGGCGGCACCCTGTACCGCGAGAAGAAGCACTGGCGGATGGGTGCCGTCATGAACGCCTGCGCGAACTACGCCGCCAACCCCGACACCCCCGAAGGTATTGACGAGTCCGATCTCCCCGATGAAGCCGGCGAACTCCGCGTCTTCAAGGATCAGATCGCCGACATGCTCGCGAACGGCATGAACCTTGAAGACCTCGTCAAGTTCATGGAGTCGCCCGACTTGATGATGTGGGCGGTCGGCTGGCCCGCCATGTACCTCAAGGACGGCGTCCTGTTTCAACACTGTGATTCGCACCGCGTGTACAAGTTCTTCGAGTCCATTGATGACAGCGACAAGACGGACCCGATCCAGAAGGCGAACAACGCCCTGACCCTCGGACTGCTCTCGTCTTCGATCTCTCCGGGCTACAAGTTCTGGGGCGTGACGACTTCGGGCCGCTACTGGGATTCCGGTGAAGAGATCATCCCGCACCATCTGGAGTATTTCGGCGGGGCGAAGAAGGTCTGCCACGGACATACTCGTCTGTTCGGCGAACACCTGCCGATGGAATACTGCGACGGCCGCGCCGTCAACTTGGACGTGGGGTTGGCTTACAGCCCGCACCACTGCGGCAAAAAGGGTCGGATGGTCGATCTGACCGAGGACGCAGCCAAGTACAAAAAATAAGCCCCCGAAGTTTCGGGGGCCATTTCCCTGTCGTGTTTCTCTCAAGGGGAAGGCACTCTGCCCTCCCCTGCGTCCACACCAGCACTTTCTCGGAGTGCTTGCAGGTATTTACTTCAGTTCGTACTTGACACCATCGACTATAAGTGATTTGAGCGTCCGGTGGTCCACGAGTCGCGTGCGGCCCTTCGGATCTTTCGCGTCGATGTCCAGATCTTCGACCAGCGACCGGCCGAGGAGTGCTTCGTGGCTGATCAGTCGGCCTCGCAATTTCCTCTCTTTGTCCTTCCCGTCTTTGCTCTCCTGCTTGTCGAACACGACCGTGAACGGCCGGTTGTGCGACTCGATCAGGAGTTGAGCCAGTTGCGTCCTGTTCACCTTCACGGTTTCTTGGAACTGGTCGGCCGACAGTGCGGTTTCGATCAGACTTTTGCCGTTGATGTCGATCTTTCCGGTATCGCCCACCACGTCCTTCACGGTCAACCGCTCGCCGTTGTAGGCGGTGTTTTCGACCGTGACGTAGTAGATGATCGCCATCAGGTGACCGGCCTGCACTTTGGCCGGTTCGGTCTTGTTCGTCTTGCGGATGTCTTCGGTTGTCTTGCTCATGTCATTCCTCCTTCTTACCTCTTATATCGTCCGTTCTGGGGCCGGTGTCAATAGATAACCGTATAGAAGGCTTCAGAAACTGGCTGGAAAAATCCGAGGTTGACTTGGGAGCCGCGACGGTCGATTATGTGCCGCCTCGTTCGCAAGATCACGCTATGGTAAAAACGCCGTCTAGCGACAACAGCCCCACCGTTTCCAAAACGATGCACGGCCAGGACGACAACGACGATTTCGTTGTCGGGCAGGGGGATCTTCGTGGACTAATGGTCCGCGTCCTTAACGGCGTAGACCCCACACTCAAAAATCGGCGCAAAGACGGCAAAAGTATCGAGAACTTTTCAGGCACGCCGAAGTACACTTCGCCTGAGCAAGCTTCCAGAGCTTTTAACGCTCACTGGCACTATGACCAAGACAATTTCGAGGACATGATATGCGATGTCGCCAAGCTTTATCCCGACAAGCAAAAAGTTTGCTCGAATCTACTTGAACTTTGGCAGACTTTCAGACAATTCCTTCACAATCAGAATGAATGGTGGTGGAGCAAACCACAAGAGAAGCCACAGGCCAAGAAACGACCGCACGTCGTCAACTTCCAAGTCAACATTATGCGGTTCAAAGAGTGTTACAAAGGATTCAAAGCCGCACAACAGTTGGTCAAAGAGTTCATACAGCCGGAAGATTTCGTGGATTTGATCCGTGCCTGGAAGAACTTCTACGCCGAATGGCTCCGTGCCGCACAGCCGATCATTGAGCAACTCGTCGCGGACGACAAGGAAGGCCGAGATGCACAAGCCCAAGAATACAGATCGAGTTTGAAAAAGTGATGTAGAACGGCGAGTCGGCAGGCCGGCGTCCCTACCTAGCTATAATTCGAGTAGACCCCAGGAAAGGATCAAATGCCAATCCACGACAAGCCAGCGGCCTACGTCAAGACGGCCTTCCCGACGTACCACACAACACCAGAATCCCCATTCATCTGGGAACCAAGCAAACTTCACGTCATCGTTCCCCTCACGAACGCATGCCGCTACGCCACCCGCTACCACCTTTTCGAGAAATTCGAGAAGATGGTCAACGACGCCGGCGCACAGCTTTGGGTCGCCGAAGCCGCGTTCGGCAACCGTCCGCACGTCGTCACACACAAGGACAACCCAAGACACATCCAGCTAAGGACTTGGAGCGAGGTCTGGCACAAAGAGAATCTGATCAACATTGCGTTTTCCCGTCTGCCGTCCGACTGGGAGTACGTCGCGTGGATCGATCCCGACATCAGCTTCGCGCGACCGGACTGGGTGAACGAGACTCTGAACCAACTGCAACACTTCCACATCGTGCAGATGTTCTCGCACACGCACGATCTGGGACCGGACTTCTCGGTAATCAAGAACCACACCGGCTTCGCCAACAGGTACAAGAACGGCGGGTTCGACCTCCCGCAGCACGCTCCGGGCGAACTGACGATGTCCTGCTACGAAGGACGGAATCTCAAGCTCCAGCCGCAACCGCGTCCGTATTACGCGCACCCAGGCTACGCATGGGCCGCTCGCCGCGAAGCGATTAACGCCCTCGGCGGGTTGATCGACTGGGCCGTTCTCGGTTCGGCCGACTGGTACATGGCCTACGGCTTGATCGGCCGGATTAAAGAGACGATTGGGCCGGGTTGGTCCAAGTCTTTTGTCGATTACATGTTGGAGTGGGAACAGCGGGCAGAGAGGCACATTCGTCGGAACATCGGTTACGTTCCGGGGAGCATCCTCCACCACTGGCACGGTCGGAAGAAGGACCGCCGCTACAAGGAACGCTCGAAGATTCTGCTCGACAACAACTACGATCCGAACTTGGACCTCAAACGCGACAGCCAGGGGCTGTGGCAGTTGACCGATAGGTCGATTGGCCTTCGCGATCAAATGCGGGACTACTTCCGCTCACGCAACGAAGACAGCACGGAGGTCGCATGAAGCACTACCCGATGATCACCGCTCTGATGGTGACCACGGGAAGGATTCCGCTGGTCAAGCAGAGCTACAAATACTTCAAGAAGCAGGACTACCCCAATAAGCATTTGCTCATCGTCAACGACGGGGATGTCAAAGAGCATGAGGCTTTGAAGAAACTCATGGGTGACGACCGTGAAGTTTCCGTGCTTCACTCGGCCCGGAAACGGAAACTCGGAGAACTTCGGAATCTCGCTCTGGAGTATTCACCGAGCGACTTGACGATCCAGTGGGACGATGACGACTGGTACGGGCCGACGCGGATCAGTGAGCAGTACAAGGGCCATCACGACGGCGAATACCCGGCCGTCGTCCTGAAGGAACAACTGCACTATTTCTGCGATACGAACGAAGTGGCGTGGGTCGCGGACCCGAACGGGATCGAGGGGACGTTGTTCCTTGATCGTCGCGCCGGCAAGTTCTACCCGCCCGCGTCAAAGGGTGAGGACACGGTGTTGAAGAAGGAATTGAAGTTGCAGAACATGCTGCACATTGTGGAGGGCGGGACGTGTTACTGCCGCACGTTCCACGGCAGTAACACTTGGGACCGAGATCACCACGTCGAACGAATCCGCGTTATGGGTAAGAAGCGGATCGACATGGACGCTCTCAAGAAGGCGGCGAAGATTTACCGCTGGCCCGCCGGCTGGAAACCGCTTTTCGGCTGATCCCCGGCCAAGAATTGCTTTACTAACGACCCAACCTTTCGTTCATCGCAATCATGCAGCCAAGCCAACCGCTTGGCTGTTTCCGCTTTCCCGAACCTTTCGATCATTCGTTCAAGGGTTTTCTTTTCCTTGAAGTGCGTTTTCAAAGTGCTTTCTTTCATTTCAGGCTCACTTTCTCGCAGATCCCGGTGCGGCTGCTGTAGCTGTGGATCGGAATCCAACAGGTGCCTTCGACGGCCAACCGCACGAATTTGTCTTCGATCACTGGCTCGGACAGCGGCTTGCCCTGTTTGGCTTCCGCGTTTGCGACCAATGCTTTGCGTCGTTCCAATTGGGTCATGTCGCATGACGGGTGGAACAGTTCGTTGATCTCCGCAGCGAAGTGCTTGAGCGCGGCCTGGACGACCGCCGCGAGCTTTTCGTTGTGGGTCATGTTGTACTTCTCGATCTCGACTTCGAGCGAACTGGTCGTTTCGGCTACGGGATTTCGGAAGCTGACTTTGGTAGTCCTCTTCACCTTCTTGAGCCACAGGTTGTTTTTCACGTCTCATCCTTTCGGCAAACCGCCGAGGTTGTTATCTGATTCCAAAACTTCTTGTTGTCGAGGACAGTCTGTCGGCCGAATCGATTGTGATCCTTACTTTGTCCATCAGCGCGTCGTGGCGAATGGAAAGTGTGATCGAATCTTCAGGCTGAAACTGTGCCAACATCTTTTCAAGTTCTTCTTTCAAAGTTCTCGGTGTCGTACCTTGAATCATGAACTCCGCTCCCGTCATCATCTGCTTCCTGATGGCGGTCACATCCGATTCTTTGTATCGTCTGTGTTTGCCCTCGGTTCTCAAAGCTTTGAGTTTGCCGTTTTTGTCCCAGTTTCGCAAAGTCGCGGTCGTCACACCTAAGAGTTGTGCCACCTGATCGATGGTCATTACTCGTTCGGCTTGTGCCTCTTCTGCGCGATAGTTCGCAAGCTCCAGTAACTTCCGGCACTCCTTAACCGCTGGCGTTTGCTTTCTGGACTTCTTGGCAATCTCCTTGACTTCTTCTTTTAGATCCATCGGGACTTCAGTGATCCTGGCATTATTCTCGATATAGTCCAAGATTGCTTTGTCGGGTTTGAACCATTCTCCTTTGATTCGATACGGCTCGAACATCATGTGCAACTCTTGCTCTTTGGCAAAATCGCCAGACATCATTCCTATTATCTGCAAGTTGTGCGGCATGCTGTTCTCAAGTTGGGCTATTCGTTTTCTCACGTTATGTGAAATTCCAATCTTGATGGCCTTATCGTATGGCTCCTGAGCGAAGTAAACGTATGGCATCCATCCTCCTGTTTTATATAGGCTTGAACTTGCAAAAATTTGCAAGTTTCGGCAATTTCTTTTACCTGAGTGTGAGTAAGCGAAAAAACCCGGCGATTTGCCGGGTTTTTCTTACACCGTTGTAGGTTTCATCCTTTGAAGCCGGTGATGTAATGTGCGGTCCACAGGTCGTCTGTAAGATCGGGGTCTTGGACGTAGGAATAGGGCATCTTGAAGTGTCCTTTCCATCCCCATTTCGGTCCCCACGAGTTGCGTACCTTGATGAGTTTGGTGGTGTCATCGTACCCGACCGCGACGACGGCGTGACCACCCAGTAGTTGTTCCCCGTCTCTGGGCATTGACAACAATCCGGTCTTGCCGACCTCTTCGCTCTCGAACGAGTCGTAGACGACGAAGCCGAACATGATTGGGTATCCGGCCGCGAGACACGCCCGGATGTCGTCCATGTTCTGCTTGACCTTGAGCGGCTTGGTGACGATGTGCTGCTTGCCGTTCGCTACCACGCTCTCAGGCGGCGCGACGGCGAACTTGTCGATCTTGTACGGCCAGAGTGTTTCGTTGGGTGCGCCGTTGGTAGCGAGAACGTGTGCGGCCGACGTGAGCGAGGCTCCAGCGTCTTCGTGAACCGTCCGCTCGATGACTCGTTCCCAGTAGTAGATGGCGAGCCGCGACGGGGTGTAGGGCTTGTAACCTTCCCTCATGTTCAGGAACTGGGCGAGGGCGGCAGCGGCGTTGGCCGTGCATGAGCCGAGTTCGCCCTGGTCGTAGACCGGGGGCATTTGGGACGTGAGATCAACGTACTTGGGGAGCGGCCCGGCGGTCATCGGGGCTTCAAACCTCGGAACGCCGTATTTCGGGAGTCCGCGTTTCCAACCGTATCGCTTGATTTTGTGCATGGTTCCCCACTGAGGTGTTTGTGGGTATCTATCCAGCACAGATGATTTCAGCGTTTGGAAGTGGCTTTCAGGACTTCGTGAGCTTCGCCGAGCAGGGCGCGGCGTCTCTTCACCATCCGGTGGACCTTCTTGTGGCACTTCCGACAGAGGGGCTTCACGTCTTTTTGAAGTTCGCTTCCGAGGTGTTCGTAGGTCGTGTGGTGAAGGTCGCGTGCGTCTTCACCACAACAGAAGCAGACCTTTTCGTGCTTGTCGAAATACTTCTTCTTGAAATCCGTCCAGTGGTCGGATCTGAGGTACGCGGTGTAGGTGTTGAAGCCGAGCGATTCGAGAGTCAGTTGGAACTTCGTCTTCTTACGCTTGTGCTTTTTCCGCTTCTTCGGGGTGCGTTTCGACAAGCCACTCCTTGAATTTCTTGAGACGGGCCTTCTCGATCTTATCTTTGTGTTCTTTGGACTCGCCCTTCTCGCCGTCGCCGTCGAGGTCGATGCCGGTGCGTTCCTCTTCTTTTTCGATCTCTTTGTGTGATTTCTTGCTCATGTTACCTCCGAGTTATTTACTCTTCTGGTTATCATTTTAGGCAGTGTAAATACCGTATGGGACATCATGACGTACTGGGTGTGGCAACGAACGCCACACCCGAACAGATCAAGGCTGCATACCGCAAGAAGGCAAAGGAGTTTCACCCGGATCGCAATCCAGGCGATGCCGACGCCGCACGTCGTTTCTGTGAGGTTCAGGATGCGTATGATGCGTTGACCGACCCGAACTACCGCCAGCCCCGCCACCGGCCATCTGCGGCTCCTACGCCCACCTACAGCCCTCCAAAGCCCAATCCAGACAGTTGGATCAAAGACGCCCCGCCGCCCACGCACGACATCTGGGGCAATCCTATTGGCCCTAACGTTCCCCCGCCGCGACCCAAGCCTCGGCCGCGTCCACGGCCGGCACCTATTGCGAAGATCGAGCCAGAAGTCGATCTATGGGCAGGCATGGAGACGAAGGAGAGCAAGTTCAACAAGAGGTACTGGAAAGAGTACAACCGCTTGAAGCACGCGATGGCTTATGAGGAGCCGGACAAGTTCTGGGAAGCTCTGGACGAGTGGGTGCGGAAGAACAAGTGATCTGTTCGACGCGGCGGTTGAGTGCGACCCATCCGTGCGGGTCGCGGTAGAACCACGCACAAATCTTCTCCCAACGCCTCTTCGGGTTTTCCATTTTTTTGATCTGCCGGCAGTTCCACAGCCAAAGTAGCGTACAGATGCCGCCGGCAATTCCCATTCGGTCTTGCTTATTCATGATCTAGGTGAGTGCAAAAACGCAGAAAACCCCGGCTTTTGGCCGGGGTTTCTTTTTGTTGCTGTTGGTTCGCCGAACCCGTGATCAGATCACGAAGTTTGCGATGCTCATACGTCCGTAGAACTTTGAGCCTTCGCGGAGCAATTTCTTGCCATAACGTGTGAGGATTCCCTTACGCGGGCAGAAGCTCTCTGGGTCCAACACGACCGGGGTCTGCGTCAAGGGTACATATGGACAGTAGAAGTAACCCGAATCCATGTACGAATCTCCCTTGTACCCAAGCAAAATTTGATTCGTCGGAAAGAGCGGATCTTTGTACAAACGCCAACGGTTGTTGACCGTACCAACGTACTGGATACCCAGTGACGAGGTGAATGTTTCACTTGGTGCCGGTGCGAAACCTGCCGTCGCCGTCTCGAAGATCGACGCCACTTCTGGCGAGGTCACGAGCCAGTTGGCACCACCACGCAGGGTTTTCCTGTGGATGACTGCCGAGATCTCAACGATCTTGACGTACAGAGATTCGTACTTTTCCTTGATCGTTTCACCAAGCGCGGTGTTGAAGTCCCACGCGGCGATTGTACCAGCGTTGTTACGAAGGTCAGTAAGAACTTCGCGGTCAATCTCAAGGTTGATTTCTTGCGCCAGAACCGCCGTCAGTTCCGCTTCCGCGTCGAGGTTGTGCTGCGAGCGGAGGTCTTGTTGAGCTTCGTAGCTCCACACGGCCTTGAGCTTGCGGGTCTTCGCCGCGATCTCTTCCGACTCGATCACCAAGTTGATCTCAGGGAGGTCTTGGTTGCACTCCATGTTATACTCGTATGACAATACGAGGTGGTTGCTCGAAGGAGCGGAGTTGAATACGACCGTCATTTCACCCGTGGTGACGTTCAGGGTCGTACCAGCCACGCCAGTACCAGTGGCCGTGCCACCAGTGGTGTTCGCGAACACGGTCGGCGAGCCGATTGCCGTGAAGGTGAACACGCCAGTCGAGGACACGACGTAGGTCTGAACGGCGGTCGAGCCGACGTAGACCGTACCCGTCATGGTGCCTGCGAGGACCGGGGTGTGTTCCAGCGGGGCGTAGGTCGCAGTTGTCACCGCACCGGCGTCAGTCGAGGTAGACTCGTTCTGAACGAACTGGTGAGTGAAAAATATGTCGAGGTTCGCCGTACCGTCAGCCCGCTGCATCAGCGAGTTGGCGTCGTCGCCGGGGAAGCCGCCGTTGTTGTCCGCACCACGGATCGCGCCCTTGTTGGACGAGTAGCGGAAGCGGAGGTAGTACACCAGACCAGTCGGGCCGAGCAGCGGCTGCACGGACACGATCTTGTTGGCAATCAGTTGCGGGTAGATTCTGCGTACCAGCGGAATCGAGATTCTCTTGAACTGAGCGATGTCTGAGGTGTCGGTCGAAACCTCGTTCATGAGTCTTTGGTTCTCAAGCAATACTGCCGTGGCAGAGCGGACGTACCTGTCCTCGATGCCATTGAGAAGTCCAGTGCGACCCCAACGAGATTCCAACTCCCGCGCTTCGTTCAGGAACTTTGCGTTTGCGTTCATCTAACTCCTGTTAACAGGTGGGTTGTTGGTAAGTTACTTGCCGTTCTTCGCGCCCTGAGTTACACCACTCAGAACAAGAAGTTCGTTGATTTCAGAAGAGTTACTGTTGTTCGCATATTCTGCGATCACAACGCCCTCTTCCGTATGGGTTTGGCCTCTCCCCGACGCATTGCGTGAACGTTCAACTCTTTCAGTTCTCTCATTCTTTGCCGTCTCACGGCGGCGACTTTCGGTAACAACCTTGCGGCTCTCGGTCAGTGCCGAAGCTGCTTGGCGGTTTTGCTCCGTCAGTTTCGTGTTGTCGGTGCTGAGGCGGATGTTGCGGGCTTCCATGATGCGAAGCTGACCGCGTGCTTCCTCAAGAGACTTCTGCGTTTCTTCCAGCTTGGCGGAAGTAGCGAATGTGTACTCTTCGTCCGACATGTAGTTGCTGGCGATCTCAACGATCTTGTCCAGAGCAACCTTGTGTTCTGCCATACGCGGGTCTTTCAACACGTCACGCTTGGCTTGTTCGTAGATCTCCGCGCCCTTGAACTGGAGGAACTGATCGAGCTTCTCGACCATGTAGTCCTTCACGTCCGCGAGCTTCTTGTCGTATTCCTCGTACATCTCGATTTCGAGATTGCGGTTCTTCTCACGCTCGCCGAGCAACATCTGGTAGGCTTCCTCGAAGCCCTCGTCCAGAGCCGTCTTGAACTCGTCGCGTTGCGTTTCGAGACGGTTGCGAAGCTCGTTGATGATGCCGTATGCTTCCTGATAGCCGGCATACGCCGTCTTCTCAGCCGTCTGCAACTCTTCGGAAAGGTCTTCGTATGCCTTCTCCAAATTCGAGTTGTATTCGGACTCAAGTTGCTTACGAGCCGCTCCGAGTTCGGCCTTGATCGCGCCTGCTACTTCGTTGAGTTGATCCTCTGGGAGCAGCTTCCGAAGTGCTTCAAGAATTCTGTCCATTAGTTTAACCTCGCTCTAATCTTGGAAGTCTGGTGCCTGACGAATCCGCCCAAGCAGGCGATCAGCGCGTCTTTGTTGATCGTAGAGTTATGTATGCCGCTGCTTGTCTTTTTCGTAACAGTTTCCACGGGTTGATATTCAAAAGCCTCACTTTTGCCGACGACCTTCTCTTGGAAGGCTGCAAAAGTTGACGGATCGGCGACGGCGTCGAAGGTGATGAGCTTATAGGACTCCCCAATAACGAGGATGCCGTTCTCGTCTACCGTGCCGTTGCCAACACCACGACTACTAATGCCGATGCGAACACCGTCACTGATAAGGCTTCTGAGGATGTTGCCGTGGGGCGTGTTGAGGATCTCGCCCTCGCCCATGAGGACTTTACCTTCCCACCACAACTTCGTGATGACGTGGGACGCCTTCTCGAAGTGAATGATGCTGTCGGTCGGGTGATCCAACTCACCAATAAGACCGCGAGCCTTCACACACTCAACGAGTTTCTTCACGTTCTCGTCCAGCACCCTGAACGGATACGACCTTTTGTTTTTGTTGACCGCGTCGGCTTCCTGAAACTTACCCTTGAAGCGAGTCAGCCCACCCGTGCGGGTGGTTGACTCGTTCAAGTTAAGAGTGAAGAGATGGCCGTTGGTGCAGCAGTCGATCAGCAAGCGATCTTCCATTAGTCTCCTGTAGTGGGTCACTTGTCTTGAACGAGGTTGTCACTCTTCATCGGAGGACGAACCGAGTCCGGTACATACGGGTTCTGAAGGCCCGGCCATGTGTCCTTGCTACCCCATTCGCCGGTCGCGTCATCGTCGCCCACAAACTTCTCGCCCTTGATCTTGTAATCACCGAACGGTTGCGGGACGTATGGGTTCTTCAACTCCGGTGCGGTATCGCTACCACCGATGTTGGCCCAAGAGTTTTTCATCTTCTCGACTTCGGCCGCGTTGCGCGGGTTCTTACCGTCCGAAACCGGCATCTCCGAACCCCAGTCACCGGAGAAGTCCTTCGACGGCGTGTATCCCCAACTGGCAAGTTGAGCCATGCGCGGGTGGTCGCCGTTGATGCTGATGTGTGTGCTGTTGGAGACGTTCCACTCTTCGCCGTCGATGTTCGTCTCGACCAGCGACTGGAGGAACGTCGCGATGTTCTCGGCCAGATCCAAGTCCGGCTCGTCCTGACGGTTCAGGACGCTCTCGCAGTCCTTCATGTAGGCGAACACTTCCTGCTTCGTGGCCTCGTCGCCTTCTTTCTGAACGACTTCGTAGAACTCGTTCAACGCCTTGTAGAGATCCGCGAACACGCGGTACTGGGCGTTCTCGGCTTCGTCCACTTGCGGGAGGAACTTGTCGGCCACACTGCGGAACGCGGAGTAGGCGTCGTCGCCCTCGCCCTTCATCCGGCTGATCTTCACGATCTTGTCGGCGCGGTCGGTGTAGGCGTGGTGAGCCATGCGGAGGATGCCCTCTGCCATGAAGTCACACATCTGGTCGTCGTACTTCTGAACGCCGGCCGTATCCAACGCCTGTGCGATACGCTCGCTCAACTCTTGGTGGGTCAGGTACAGAAGCTGCGGCCAAGCTGCGACAATGTTTTCCAAAGTCGTCTCAAGACCGGCGTTGTCGGAGATCGCGTTGTAACGCTTCAGGTCCGAAATCGCACGGGCGAATGCCGCCTCGTTCTGAATGTTCTTGGCACCGTTGCGGCTGTACTTGATCTCGTGGTCGAGAACCTTCCAGTTGAAGCTCAACAGTTTGCCCTCGTTCCGAACCTGTGCGGTCGGCACTGCGACGGCAACCACGTTGCCCTTCTCGTCGTGACGCAACTTCGTTTCACGAAGCACCCCGCCCAACTGCTGGAACTTGACGTACTGCAACACGTTCTCGGAGAGCGTATTCCACTCGTTGACCTTGCTCTTTTTCACCTTGCGGGCGTAGAGACGTGCGCGTGGGTTGCCACCAGTACCCTTCTTGAATGCTTCGGAAGCCTTCTTGTGGGACTTCTTCTCGGAGTCGCTCATGTGGCTCTTGGTGAACAGGCCGGACTTGATCCGCTTCTTGGTCGTCGCCGGATCTTCCTTCTTGCCCTTGTTCCACGCCTTCTTGCCGGACGGGTTCGACTTGCCGAAGGCGAACTTGCCCTCGCTCATCGTCGCTTCCTTCAAGTTCTTGCGGGTGTGAGGCAGAGCCATGTAGCGGTCGAACAGACCAGCGGCCTTGCCTTCGTTTTCCTCGAACAAGCTCTCGACCAAGTCGGTCAGGATCTTGCGGGCTTCGCCCCTCTCGCTCTCGTCATCGATCACCAATTGCTCGATGTTCTCGAACACCAAGTTGTCTTTGCTCAATGAATAGCTGGCGTGGACGAACTCGCCGTCTGGGGTTTCGTATGTTACATCGGTTTCACCGAAGCAGTGTAGGTTAAGACCGTCAACACCCAGAGCAGTTGACAATACTTCCTGTGCCTCTGCGAGTTCGACCTCAGCCGCCGACAGCGAATCGTTTTCGATGTGGCGGAATGCGTCGTACTTGATCAGTTTTCTCTTCATACCTCGTTACTCCGGTGCTTGGGTTTGTTGTGCCTACCTGTTCGGCACGAAGTATTCTCTGCCACAATTCCAAGTGTGACTCGTTCTCGTATATAGAGTGCGTTTAAGAATTTGCTCTTGGCAAATAGCCTAGATCAATCTGCTATTACGAGTCCTAGATACCGATATGTATGCAGTCGCCGCCAAAAACAAGGAACCTGTGAGAACATTCAAGGAATACGTTCGTCGCCGCGAACACGCTGAAACGGTTACTGACAACGACAACGACAAGAGCGACCGCGAAGCCACCAGACAGAAACTGGTTCAGATCGCGAAGGTCGCCTGTCACAAACATCCGAAAATTATGATCGGCCTGCTGGACCGGATCGGTCAGCAGGACTCGGAGATCAAGTCGGCACTCGAAGACTTGAAGAAAAACCTGAAGGGGTCTTCACTTGGAACCGAACAGGGTCTGGGTGACATGAACGGGCGCGACGAGGTCGTTCCGAACGCGGCCGATTCTATGGGCGGCGATTCCGAAGGTGGGGATAACTGAAAGTGACGGATCACCCAACTACATTATTGGGCCTTTGAACCGTGAACGAGGATGCAATGGAATCAAGACGAATAGTGACCAGACTTATACTCCCTCCCGAAGCGATCTTCGCCTTCGCTGGAGACGGCCTGAGCGGACGCAACGGCGAGCTATCCATAGACGCCGGTGCCGGATTCGGATTTAGCGAATGGGGCAGACTCATTCTCAAGCTGCTCGACGGCGGCGGTCTTGGCTTCAAAGAAGATGCGTTGTGCATCAACCCGTGTGAGGTCTCGTCCAGAATCGCCGGCAAAGGCTTGAGCGTCCGGCACTGCAAATTGAACGTGGACTTCGGCGAAGTCACCGGCGTCGGCCTCACCGTTACCGAGGACGGCGATTTCGCACTCGACTTGGTCGGCATCGCCGGCACCGGGTTTGTTGTTGACCAAGACAAGCTCAACATCGACACGGGCTGGTTCGCCAACGCCGTCCAGTCCCAGATCAACAACAACGCGGTCATCGACCCGGCGCAAACCGTCGTCATGCCGTACACCATCGACGTAGACTTCCGCTACAAGCCGAACGGATATGGCTACAATTCCGGTATCGAAGTGATCAAGAAGACATCGTCGCTCGTGATCACCAAGAACGCCGCCGGGGTTGTAATGGGCGTGACTCAGGGTCCGGTCGAAACTAGCACTCAGGATTTCGACTTCGACAACAACTTCGCCCAGAACGCGGCGGAACGAGAAGAGACACCCGCAACACCTAACTTCTACGCCAAGTGATGCAGATACACGTCGTCGGGTATTACGACATGAAGAACGTGGGGGACGAAGCCTTTCGTCCCGCCATCGCAAACTTCTTCAAGGCACACGAAGTGCGGTTCTTCAACATTGATCTTTACCGCAAATCGCCGCCGCCCACACCGGACGTGATCGTTCTAGGCGGCGGCGATGTCGTCACCCCCTACTACCTACCCACCATCACGGCCTCGGCCTCGCCCGTCAAGATTGCCCTCGGCGTCGGCTTGGGCTACGAGTCGGAAAGCGATCTCGCCGCCCAAGCCGGATTCTCTGCTTGGTTCTTACGGAACCAAAGAGATGTCGATCTGGTTCGCAACAAAACAAACTGCGTTGTCGAGTACACACCTGATTTGGCTTTCGCTATCAAACCCAGTGGGGAAGACGTTCTGTCTCGTTACGCACCAAAAGACAAGCCGGTGGTGGCGGTCTTCTTGACGGATTACATGATGCCATCCAGAGTGCGGTCAGACGATACGTTCTGGCGTCGGAGCCAGAAGTTCTTGGAAAGCTTTGGTCGCTTTTGCACCAGCCTCCAGAAACGCGGCTATCAAGTGGTTTGCGTGCCGTGTTCGGGGGATGCCCACGCCGACGACCGACGTGTTCATTTGTCCTTGAGGTCTTACGTCAACAACGATTTGGTCTGCGTGAACGACTTGCTCTCACCACAAGAGGTCGTGGACTTGCTCGCGGATTCGGACGCCGCCGTCTGTCAGCGTTTCCATTCGCACGTTTTCGCGATGTCGGCCAACACGCCGATCATGAGCGTCGGGTTCACTCGAAAGGTCAGGAAGCTTGTCGAAGCGGCCGGTCACGGAGTTTTGACCGAATGTTTCTCCGATGGCGGCGAATACATTGATGTTGATTTTGATTCCGCGTTCGACCAAATAGAAAGCGAAGCCGGCACGCAATCCGCCGGCTTCGCTTCGTTCGTTTCTAACAACCGCGAGTTGCTAGAAGTCGTCAGGCGTAAAGTGAATCAATTGATTCCTGAATCACGTTCATGAACTTGTGCGGGTCGCAGTCCCGCTTGATCAGTTCGTACCCGTGATGCCTCGTGTCCTGCCAGATCTTGCGGTTGTGGTAAAGCTCGCGACTCTTCTCGAAGTAATCGTCCCGGTTGTCGCAAACCATCGCGTCCCGATCCGGCACCAGCTTCAGTTGATCCGCCAACAGTCGAGAGATCACGCACGGGATGCCGTTTGCCATCGCCTCGTGTACCTTCCACGGGATGCCGGTTGCGAATCGTGTCGCCGCGACGAACACGCGGTGTGATTCGTAGAGCGGGGTCAGGTTCGGAACGTGTCCCATCAGGTTCACATCGAAGAACCGTTTCTTGAAATCTTCATTGTTCAGCCTGTCCGCGCTCGCTTGGCCGGTGACGTTCATTTTGATGCCGGGTTCTCGGACGAGTTCCCATGCGTTGCTCAGGTAGTTCCACAGGGCATCCTCGTTGGACGAATCGTTCTCCAAGATCCCGCCGACCACCAAGTAATCTTTGCGGTAGTTGAAGTCCTCGCCGGCCCAGTGGCGGTCCAGAGCGTGGGCGAGCTTGACTACCTTCTTGACTTGGTGTGATTCGAGGATCTGTTTCTCTTCGTCGTTGACCACCCAACACAGGTCAACTTTTTGGGCCATGCCGATTTCGTCGTAACGGTACGCCCACCCCGGCAGACGACCCGTGAACGCCAGTTGCAAGTCGTACCGTCTGTACCACAGGGCTTCTGTATCATAGATGGTTTTGGCGTGCGGCAGTCGCTTCTGCGCCGGCGGGAGGTAATAGTGGGCATTGTGGGGACGGGAGACGATGATCAGGTCTATCGTTTCCGGCACCGTTTCGATGTCGGAAACGACTTCGATGTTGAACTCTCTGAGCTTCTCAACGTTCAACTCCTTGATGCTGGACTTGATGTTGGGATAGAACCAGATTTTGTGGCCGAGCTTGTACAGGCTCATCAGGAGTCTGTAGGCACGCGGAAAGCCGGCCCCGAAGTGCGGATCGGGGACTCGGTCGTCAATTACGAGGATGTTGTGTTTGCCCATGACATTATCTATCGCGGGCGTGCCTTTTAAGTTTGGCTCACTCGTTGTTTACGCTGTAGTCGATGTCTTCCACATCTTGTTCAGCGTCGTAGTCCTGAATTTCGAGATCGTACTTCATGATCTCCTCTTCTTCAGGATCGGCGAGCGGCTTTCCTTGAGGTTTCTGCGCGTCCGGTGTCGCGTTCCCAGGACCACCTTCCGGCGGTTCCTCAGCCGCCAGTCCACCACCCGGAGGCGGTGCAGCACCGCCAGCCCCGCCCGCTGCCGGGTCACCACCCAACATCGGACTCGGACCACCGGCCTGAGATCCTATTTCCTGCCCGTCTTGGCCTTCAGTACCCGGAGTACCCACGCCCAATAGTTGCGGGTTCTGTGCCAAGATTTGCAGCTTCAGTTCCTCAAGTTTCTGAATCTTTAGCCTCGCGATCATTTCCTCGGTTTCTTCCTCGGAGTGACGCAGATACCGAATGTGAACGTCGTAGTCCGACATCAACTGGGCCGACTTCAGGCTGCTCGCCGTCGTCACCCGGTTGTTCGTCGTCTCCGCACGGCTCAGTTCACGCCAATCGCTTGGCGGCGTCATCTTGATCACCAAGTCGTCGTACACATCAGGTGGATACCCGATCATTTGCAGGTGTCTGTCCAACATTTCCCACAGGCCGTCCTCGAAGTGGCCCTGCAACCGTTCGATCATCCTCGCGAACTTCACGTCCTGAGCCGACAACGTGATCCTCGTTGCGTTCGGGTCTTCGTTGCTCAGGTAGTTCGGAGGGAAGTTCAATGCTACGAACAATTTATTACGGAAGTATACGGCGTCATCGATCTCGCCGAGGTTCTGCGCTCCCGGCAACGTGTCGATCTTGGTCTGCGAGTCGCCGCGAATCGGCAACCAGTAGTCCTCGTCCACGGCCGGGGCGTGCCACCTTTCTTCCACTTGGTTCGCGCCTTGATACGGCGACCTGTTGGTCGCCACCTTCTTCTTCCTGAATTGGTCCTTCAGACGCTCGACAAACGCCTCTGCCTTGAACGGTGGGAGTTGTCCAACGTCAATGTAAAATACACGCCGCTCCGGGCTTCTCGAAAGCCGGTACACCAACATCGCGTCTTCCATCAAACGTAACTGGTGTGCTGGACCGCGAGCGGGTTCAACCAGCGAGACGCCATACGGGTAGAACGTTTTTCGGTTGTCGCCGATCCTGATGTGAACGATCTGTTCCGGCGCGAACCGAATGGCGGTGCTTTGTGCAATTTCGGCGTCATTGGCCTGCATGATCGGCGCACGGACCAGGGCGTTGTAGTCCGGCCCCTCTCGCGCCTGCTGGAACTCGATCAGCTTGCCCTTCGTTGTTTCGATGCGGTACATCGACTCGGCCGGCAAGCTGGCAAAGTTCGCGATGCCGTCGCCCGGCCGCTCCGGGTTGATGATCGCCTCCCAGAACAGGTCGCCCAACAAACACAGCTTCCTGAACTCGGCCCACGCCTTGCGGTTCATGTTCAACATTTGACGGTGGAAGAAGAAGTGCTTCGCCTCTTCAACGACCTCGCGGTTGCTGCACTCGATCTTAAACAGGTTGCCGAACTCATCCTTCTGGCAGTTGTGTACCACGATGCTGTCTGTGCAGAAGTTCTCGTGCTTCTCCACGCTCATGTCGTACACATCAATTTCCGGCCCCGGCCGGATGTCAACGATGCGTCTGGTTTTTTCTTTCTCGCCGAGTTTCTTCAACTCCTTGTATGTGAAGCCAGTCCGCGCCAGCCGCAATTTGATCGTCTTCCAATCATGCGGGATCTGTTTCAGGATCTGCTCCATGACCAAGCCGCCGGCCGCGAGCCGGGAGATCTTGTTGGCCTCCTCGTACCGCTCTTGAGTCTTGCCGGATTTCCAATCGTCAACGAACTGCCGCTCGTTGATCCACCCTTTGCGGTGCGAGTAGATCCTCGGCTGTTGCCCGGTTTTCAATTTGTTCAATTCGGGGTTCGGACGCAGCCGATAGAACGGCATCATCTCATCGCCGATCTTCACATCACTAGCCTGAACGTATGTTCCTTTGCCGGTCATGATCCGGTGGTCGTGTGTGAGCGTCAGGATTTTGCCGTTGTCGAAGACCAGTTGAAGCGTTTTGGCGGTCTTGGTTTTCCTCGGAGCGTAAGCCCACCCAAGAGTGTAGTCCTCGGCCTTGTGGTCGTAGCAGTAGACGAGGAAGCGGTCGTTGGCCCGCGTCTTGGCGAGTTGCTCGATTGTGAATTCGCCATGTGGCGTTTGCACCTTCGTCCACCCCGCGAGACAGGCTTCGTCTGCGAACACTGTCAACGCGCGGTCGATCTCTGGGACGCCCAAAAGTCTTTGGTATTCCTTGTATCGTGATTGGCGGTTACTGACCGACGAGAGGTCGATCATTTCATTGGTATCGCGGAACCTGACGAGGCGGGAGTCGCCGCTGCCGGACATGCTGCCGTCCGGCCCCATCATCGGGATGGCGTCCGGCTGTGTTACGCCGGCACCCGAAAGGTCGCGTGTGTTCGCCCGTCTGCTGTAGGGGTCGGGAGCGAACTGGTAGGTGAAGATCTTGAAAAAGTCTGCCCAAACTGGTGTCATTTCATTCCTTTATCTCGTGCTGTCATACAGTTAGCGTTTTCACGCTCATGTATATAGCTCACCCTAAACCCAAATGAGTTAAAAATGGCAGTCAAGCGCGTTCTCCTGGCGGTATCTCATCTCGGTTCTGGTTCCCTGCAACTGTTGAGCTTGCTGAACCACAACCCACGGGTCCAGTTCGCCAACACCCAGACATCAATAAGAGACTACACCGACCTCCAAGCTATCACGTCCAGTCCCCACAAAATGAACTCGCTCGCGGCGATGTACGCTATGGAGATCAATCACAATTTCCAACTCGGCCCCAAGAACATTGCCCCGCACGCCCACTACCTGTTCGTGTTGCGACGGCCGGAACCGTCAATCGGACTGATGGTGCAAAACGGCGTTTACAGGCCGCATGAAGCGGCGATGTACTACTGCTACCGGCTCAGAAGAATGTGCGAAATCGCCAAGAGGGTGGGGACGGGTATGCTCTTGACATACGAGGACTTGGAGAGCGGGGAATACGTCACGCCGCTCTCCAAATTTCTCGGTCTGAAAGAAGAGGCCGAGTTTGATCCGAAAGTGTTTCAGGCGATGCGGCCGACAAGTAAAACAAGTCTCGGCCGCGATGAGGCGTGGTGCGAAGACTGTTACGAACGTCACCTGTACTATCTCAAAAGTCTGCCACTCGAACGGATCACCCGGTGAGCATTTCGTCGCCGTCAGCGTCGTCGGGTTGCTGTTGACGCGACTTCTTCCGGTTTGCGATCTCTTCCAGTTTCTTCTGTTCCTTGCTGATCATGTCGTCAATCGCCGCGATGGTTTCTTTCAGTGCTTGCGGGTTGCCCTGAACGTTACCCATTCGCTTGAACTGCTCGTTGATCTGGTTTTGCTTTTGAACCGCCTCACGCCGCAGTCGTTTCTGTTCGACGTGATCAACGTGGTTTAGGGCGGCTCGCAAGTGGTGCCTAGCTTCGGACAACGCATTGTCGGCCGGCATCGTAGCAAGAGCCTGCTGGATCAGACGCTTGGTGTCAGTTGTGTTGGTCTTCATGTCTTTCTTCCTTTTGGGGTTCGCTTTCAATCAGTTCGAGGCTGAGGATTTCGAGCGGTTCGTTTTCGATGGGCCAATACGTTTCGTTGATGGGAAGTCCGACGAACCGTTCGTCAACGCGGACCCTCCACAAATCTAGCCCTTCGTCTTTCTTTTTGCTGTCCTTCTTCGGCTTTTTCATCGGCACCGCCGGGATGAACGCTTTGCGAAGCACGGCGATTTCGCGCCCGGCTTTTTTTAGCTTCCCACGCATCGACTTCGGGGCGTGAAATACCAGACGTACCAATTTGGGTTTCGACTCGAAGCCGCTTTTCAGTTTGTCGATCAAACCGGCCAGATCAGAATCATCGTCGTCTTCTGGCCCTACCAGTTTCAAGCCTTTGTTGTGGATGCCGGCCTTGAAAGACTTCCCGCACCCACAGCGGTTGAGTTGAACGATGCCGTCACTCGCCGGGAAAGCATCGAGCGACGGCATGATGACGATCTTGGAACCGCCCCAGTTGGGGACACTGTCCTTAGCCATTTGAACGAGGCGTCCGAGCCGGCCCATGTTCATGGCCGTTTGTTTGATCACGCCGTGTGGGTTCCACGTCAGCGGACTCTCCCCGCCGTTCACGATCACACGCAATTTGCCCGCCGCCGGCCCGCTCGGAACCAGATTGAGCTTTTGAGGGATTTTGCTCGCCGCCGCGATCAACGCCGCGAGGTTGTCCGAAGAGTCTTCGATCTGCATCAGCAAAGACTCTTCGGATTCCTTATGGGTCGGGACGTGCGACAACACCGCCTGGATGTACTCGCCCATCTCGACGTTGATCTCGGTTTCTTCTTTTCGATTGAGGTAGTCTTCAAAAAAGTTCATGCGTCCTCGGATTCGTTTCTGTTATCTGAGTTACCAGCCGAATTCCTTGAGCAGTGTGTCGAATTTGCGTCGGTGGTTCAGGATGATGCCCGGCAATATGCCGCCACGCTCGCCCGCCAAGAAGTCGGGTGCCTCTTCGATCCAGTTCTTCGGAGCGCCTTCGAGAATCTCCCTCTTGATGTCTTCGTAAGTCTGACTCTTGAAGGTGTCCATGACTTCGCTCGGTACGTCGGCACCCATCGGGATGTCCCGCATGATCTGGTCGCGGACGTAGAGCGCCATTGCCAACGCCATGACCGCGTCGTCGTGCTTGCCCTTCTGAGCTTCCGCACGTTTCGTCGTCGGGTTATACTCCAACGTTTTCAACTCGCGGACCAGACGGCGAGAGTTGATTTGTACCGTGCCTGTCAAGATTCGCTGTTGCAGAGCTTCGAGGATGATCGGCCGGTTGACGCGAGACATCTTGATGCCGGCCTTGCCGGTCTTCGCACCCTTCTCGTCGTAGTACATGTTCTCGTAGAACAACTCATTCTGAAGGTTGCTCAAGACGGCAACACCCGGACCCATGTCTTCGACCACGAGTAACGCGGTGTTGTAGTACAACGAGATCTCGTTCAGAATCTGGGCGAAGATGTAGGGCGGCACCGTGTTCGAGTAGAACTCGGCCACCTGCTCCAGAGTCGCACAGTCGATGACTTGGAAACTGGAGTTGTCGCCGTTCTCGCCCATACCTTCGGCCACGTCAGCGGACACGATGTACTCGTGACCCTCGATGGCTTCTCGCCAGATCCACAACGCGCCACGCTGGAACGCCACCAGCCCCGGCGTATTGTCCAACTTCTCCATCTCTTTTTCGTTCCGCGCCAGTCCCTTGACTGCTTCAACGTCTTCGGCACGAGTCGCCTTGTTCGTCCACTGTTTGAACGCCTTGCGGATCGGCGTGTGATCTCGTGTCTGGCGGTCGAGTTCTGCCAGAATGTGCGGCGGAATATACGTTTCACCGGAGCCGAGGAACGAACGCAAAACTTCCTGGGCGAAACCGCGTTCGCCAAGCTGTGCCTTCTGGTCTTCAACCCAAACCGGATCGTTGTAATCGGGGTGTTCCCAGTAGTCCAACTCGATGACGTGGAACTTGTTTCGACCCTCTTTGGCCCCGTGGAAAGTTTCTTCGTACCAGTTACCGAGGCCGTTAACCGTTGACACGAGCGTACAGCTACCACCTGTGGAAAGCACCGGCCACATAGCCTTCCAGTGCGACTCCATGTTGTCGATGAAGGCCGCTTCGTCAATGATGAGAAACGTCACCGACTTACCACGGGCAGCTTCCGGCGAGTAGAATTTGAGAGCGCCGCCGGTTTCTTTGATCTGCTTCAAGTGGTCGTTCCACTTGCCCGCATTCTTGTCCGGCTTCATCCACGACGGCAGGTATTCCACGACGCGGTCCACGATCATCCCGATGTCCGTCGCTTCGCGGTCTGTCTTGGACAGCAACATGATCTGCTGGTCGGTCTGGAACAGCGCCCGCCACAGACCCCAAATCAGCGTCACCGTCGTCAGCCCACCCTGCCGGAACTTCGAGATGATGTTGAAGCGGTTGTTTTCGTAGTCGCGGATTACCTTGTTCTGGTACTTGTAGAGCATGAAGGGGATCAAACCCTTCATCGGGTGAAGAATCTTGACGTACTTCTGACACCAGTAGGAAAAGCTGTATTTACACTTGATGGTTTCTTGGTCTTGTCTCGCTTTTGAGTAAGCATCGACCTCTTCCATCGTCTCGTCTGGGTCGATTGCGTACTGGAAGCGGTCGAACTCGAAGTATTCGGCCGGGAACTTCTTCTGCCCCAATAGTTCCGGCCGGGCTTCGACCTCGTGATCGTCTTTGGTGTAGACCACGTTGTCGTAGTATTCCTTGAGCGACTTGTACTGACCCCGCCACTTGGAGGGAGTTGTTGGCAT